GAACTCATGGGAAATCGGTACTTTTGGTACACCGCCTATTTCATACATGTCTTCTAACTTATTACCTACTCATGTCTCTGGCACGATCGGCGATACAGTTGCTCCAAACAATGTAATGACTGTTGTTAGCACCAATGATCCAACTGGCGCGAACATCACAACTATTACATTCACAGAGCCAACAGCTGGAACAGATCCAAATGCAATCAAAGCTGGTGACTTATTCCAGTTTAATGATGGCATTGCTTCTCGTCCCAACATGCGTTCATTGACAACAATTGGTAATAACTTGACTTCACAACCTGTTCAATTCAGAGCATTGGCTGATGCAGGAACAGTTGCTGGAACAGTGACCGTTTCAATTTATCCTCCATTACAATCCACGGCAGGCGCGACACAAAACATGAACAACAACATTGTTGCTGGCATGAAAGTTACTCCAACACCTTCTCATAAAGCAGGCTTGTTGATTAACGGTGATGCGTTCTACATGGCTATGCCACAATTACCAGATCAAGCTCCTTTCTACACTGGTAATGATATTGATGAAGAAACAGGTGCATCCATTCGTATGACGACTGGTGCGACCTTAGGTCAAAATCAATATGGCACAGTATTAGATTGCACATGGGGTTCTTTACTTGTCCCTTCGTACAGTTTGCGCATGCTGTTCCCTATGTAACATGGATTGTGGCGGCTTAAAAAATGGGTCGCCACTTAGTTACTGACTAATTTAAAAGGATTATTATCATGGCTATTTTTTCAGCTATTACCCCAGTTTCAAATAAAGCAGCTCTTTATGTAAATAGATTAGAAATCTCATTAAATGCAACGACTCCAAATACGAAAATTGACGTTAACGCAGGCGCTTGCAGAGATTCTACAAATACATACGACATCGTTGTTGGAAATTATGAAGGCGCGGTTCCAAATTCTATTATTCCCGCAAATAGCATTACTACTATTAATGGTGCTGTTAATGGAATTAATGGTTTAGATACGGGAACACTTGCCGCTAGCACTATGTATTATATTCATGCAATTTTTGATAATACAATGAAATTGCCTAGTGGATTGGTTCTTTCTTTGTCTTTAACCGCTCCTTTACTTCCTGCTGGATATAGTTCTTTCAGATGGATTGGTCAATGGACAACTGATTCATCAGTTCATTTCTTAGCTGGTTATAATTATGGAACAGGAACACAAAGATTATTCTTTTATGACGCTGTTCAATCTACTGGTCTTGATGCTGGTTCGTCTACTACGTATTCATCAATTAACTTAGTTAATTTAGTTCCTGCAATTGACAACATTCCAGTATGGCTTGTTAACACTTTAACTCCTGGTGCTGCATCTAGAGTATTAAATGTTAGACCAACTGGATCAGCAGGTGATGCGCTAACTGTTATTGGACAAGTTGCGGCTGTTCCGATTAGTAGCAAGCAATTAGTAAATGCAAAACTTTCTAGTTCTGCACCAAGCATTCAATATAAAGTAACGAATGCCGGTGACGTAGCTGCCGTACAATTGGCGGGTTTTTATTACTCCTTATAATGGAGTTTAGTAATGGCATTTACAGCTAGAGAGCTAATCAGTAAAGCTTACTATCTGTCACAAGTTGTGGCTCGCGATGCTGAAACAGTGAGCGGGTCACAAATTATTGACGGCTTGTATTTGCTTAATGCATTGCTTGATGTAAAAGGCGGAGATCTACGGTTAATCCCGTATTGGACGCCTTATTCTTTCCCATCTGTTGTTGGTCAGGAAGTATATTTTATTCCTAATCTGCTATCTATTGAGCAGTTAACTTTTAATCTAGGTCCTGTTCAATTTCCTATGGGTAAAATTTCTCGTGCCGATTATTTTGGTGGAGGAAAGATAGATAATATTCAGGCATTACCATTTAATTGGCATCCTGAAAGAACGCTTGGTGGAATGAATATTTATCTTTATTTCACGACTGCTGGCATTTATACAATGAAGTTAATCGGGAAATTTGGATTAACTGAAGTTGGTTTAGATGATGATTTATTATTAGTTTATGACAAATATTATATTGAATATTTAAGGTTTGCATTAGCTGAATATATTGCAATTGATTATACGCTAGAGTTTCCTCCGCAATCTTTGAGAAAGCTTAATGAGATTCGTAAAAAATTAATGGATACAAGTGCAACTGATTTCACCATGAGAAAAGTATCTACTTTACAGACTGGCTCAAGTTTAACCTGGGCTCAAATTAATTTTGGTAAAGGATTTACTAGACCGTCATGATGTCTCAACCAGCTGTTACAACCAAGCAAGTTCCACTCGACATTGTCGGGTCAACTGTATTTGGTAGATACAGCAAAATCAATATTGCTGAAACATTCAATATGATTATTTCAGATGATTGGTTGGTTCCTTATGCAGGTTATAAAAGAAAGTCTCAAATTACAGGTGATTTCGGTAGAGCTATATTTTCAAGTGCACGCGCAAACATAATGATTGTTGTTGTGGATGATGTTGTTTATGCAGTGAATAACAATATTTCCGTAACTCAAGTTGGTGAAATATCTACATCAACAGGTGACGTTTATATCGATGAAAACAACAATGCTGAGATAGCTATTTGTGATAGAAAAAATCTTTATTGCTATAACTGGCAATTAAATAAATTCACTAAAGTTACAACGCTTCCATCCGGCGTGGTTCCTGGATATGTTTCATTTCAAAATGGCCGCTTTATTGTTGCTGATATATCAAGCAACAGATGGTATATAGGCCAAGTAAATGACATAAATACATGGTCATGGGGTCCTGGAAGCACTCCAGTATTCAATGAAGTTCAGACCAAAGCTGATAAATGTGTTGCAGCAATACGCTTTCCTGGAAGAGGTAATTTGTTATTTGTTTTTGGTCAAACAGTAACTGAAGCATGGTACAACATTCCAGATAATCAAATTTCAGGATATCAAAGAAGTAGCGCATTCAATGTGGATTATGGCTGTTTAAATCCGGCAACGATTGCGAACAATGAAAATATTATTGTATGGCTTGCAGCTAATAACAAATCTGGGCCCGTTATTATGTGGAGCAATGGCTCTGACCCTCAACAAATATCGACTGATGGGATTAACTATAAGCTTGCATCACTAAAAAACCCTTCTAATTCATATGGATTTTTGTTTAAACAAGATGGGCATTTGCTTTACCAAATTACTTTTCCTGATGACAAGCTGTCTTATGTATATGATTTCAATACGAAGAAGTTTTTTACATTAACAGATGAATATATGGGTTCACATATCGCTAAGCGCGTTGCGTTTTTTAATAACAAATATTACTTCGTTAGCTTTAAAGACGGAGATTTATACGAATTTGGCAGTACATTAACAAATTATGATTATGGCGATAGGATTATGGAAATTCCTAGAGTCCGACAGTGTTCGCCGATTAGAGAGCCAAATCAAAAACCATTTATTGTTAATAATCTGACTTTTACTATTGAGCAAGGAAATAGCCCAGGAATTCAGCGGGTAGATTTTTCTATGTCTAAGAATGGCGGAATAAGTTTTAGTTCTTATATGTCAAAAGAATTGAATACCCAAGGCCATCGAATGAATCGATTGAATTATTGGAATCTGGGAAGATCGAATGATTTTGTGGCTCAATTTAGGTTCTGGAGTGAATCCAGATTTGTGTGTACTAATGGCCTTGCGAGTATTTATTGATGCTAATACCTTCTTTTATACCAAGTAAGCCGATTGATTCAGATGGTAATTGGACTCCTGAATGGGCCCAATTGTTGCAACAATTATTTACAACTTTGCAGAAGAATATTGGGCAAGAAGGGTTTATAATACCTTCATTAACTGCTGCTCAAATTTCAAGTATGGATGCTTCGAAAAATGTGCAGGCTCTGATTTATAAGTCAGATTCGCCAGGAAGCTTGGTCGTTAATTTAAATGGAACTTTTAAAACGGTTCAGACCGTTTAAGGCATAGGATATGCAATCAGGATCTAGTATGGATTGGCAAGATGCCATCCCAGGTTTAAGCACCGCAGCAGGCGGACTTGCTTCGTTATTTGGCGGATATAAAAATCCTTCTGATTCAGCAATGCCTTATTTGCAAGGAATTCCTGGGCAATTACAAGGCGTATATAATCCTTATATGAATGCTGGCGCCAATGCTACCGGTCAATTGCAAAACACTTACGGAAATCTATTAAATAATCCTGGCGGCGAATTAAATCAAATTGGTTCCAGCTTCCATGCATCTCCCGGTTATCAATTCCAAGTTCAACAAGGCACTAACGCTGTAAATAATGCAGCTGCTGCTGGAGGTTCTTTGGGCAGTTCAGATCATCAATTTAATTCAGCAAGTATGACGAATGGCCTAGCAAATCAGGATTACTACAATTACCTGAATCATGCTGTCGACTTATTTGGTAAAGGACTGCAAGGAGAGCAAGGACTTGCAAGCAATGGATTATCAGCATCTGGCATGTATGGTAATGGCTTAATGGATACCTCAATGTCACAAGCTCAAGATGCATATGCTGGCCAAGCAAATGCTAATTCACATGAAGGTGGTGAAATGGGCGCCTTATTTGCGGGGCTTGGTCAAGCTGCCCCATTTTTATTGGGAGCATAATTTATGCCATTAGCCGGTATTCAGCCATTAAGTTTTGATCAAAATAATCCAATCCTTGCAGGCATGAGCGCGGGTGAAGATCTAATCGGAAAAGGGATTCAGAATTATTACAATCCACAACTTGATAAGCAAAACGTTCAAGCAAAGGTTATTGCGAACCAAGCTTCTCAAGCTGCATTGCCATATGCTGGACCACAAGCCGCCGCAACTCTTCAGCAATTAATCGCGAAAGCCGCGCTTGAAAATGCCGCTGCAAGACAAACAAATTTCCAAACAAGTAATCCAGCATATATGCCAGGCGGTGTAGATGCTTCTGCATTTTCTGGATATAGACCGAACGGGATCAATGGCGCTCAAACGCCTCAGCAACCTAATCAGCAGCCTATGCAACAGCAGCCACAACAGATGCAGCAGCCTCAAAATGCGGCTTCCAATACTGGTAATACTGGGAATCCTAGTAACGGGATCCCCGCCGGCGGCCAAAATGATCAACAGATCGGCACTACTATGTTCAATCCAAATGGTGGCTCTCAAGCTTATCGAATCGCTATTGGCGCTGGATCTAATGGTCAGCAATCGCCCCAGCAACCGAATCAACAGCCTAATCAGAATGCTAAACCAGATTATGCCTACGGTGTAAAAGTCCCGGATATTACTACAAAGTATTCTACTGATCCCCTGGTGAATCAAGTCATGCTTAGTAGATTTCCCTTAAATGCAAATGATAAATTTAATTTTAATGTTGCACAGCAACAGACTCATAATGCGGTTGAATTTTATAAAGATGAACAACAAAGAGCTAGTCAAATTGCTGATGCATCTTATCGTGCAAATCAAAATATTGATGAAATAGTTAATTCGTATAATAAGCTTGGACCTTTTCAAAGAGGGTGGCTGGGTGGTCATAATCCTGCGTTAAGCAGTGAAGCTAACCAAGTTGATCAAGGTGTAGCAAAATTAATTTCTGACTCAGCTCAGATATGGCAACAAGGTCATTTAACTAACGCCAATCTTGATTTAACAGCTCAACAAAAACTTGGTCGTGGATTAAATCCTGAAGCTGTAAGCAATATTGCTACAGGTTTAAAAGCCTATAACAATAGAGCATATGAGTATCAAGGATTTCTGAATGAGGCTAATGCACAAAGAATAGCTCCTGCGACAACTCAGTTATTATGGAACCGTTATAATCAATTACGTCCACCATTTAATTCTGCGGACAATATCGCGAATAATTCTTATAAAGGAACTTATCAGGATTTCTTAACGCCACAGGCTGTTCAGAATCCATCTCAATATGTTCCTCAGAATCAGGGTCAATTAGCTAGTAATATTATGACTGCTAAAGATCTTGAAGATACTGCAAAGACTCATAATCAAAATGTCTCAACAGTTAGAAGTAATCTTCGCCAAAGAGGTATTATCTAATGCCTAGAGATTTGTATGCAGAAAACAATTTAGATTCAAGTGGTCAGCCATTGAAATCGTCGGTTCAATCAAGCTCGCCGAATCAATCTATTGCATCTGTAAATACAGATTCTGGGACAATTGGAATGGAAGCTTTGCCAAGTAATCAACAGGCTGCTCCAACCCCATCTAAACCTCCAAGAGATCTTTATGCAGAAAATGGTATTGATCCTGCAACTACAAATTCTGATAGCTGGATCCCTTCATCGCCAATTAGAGATTTAATCGGTGGCGTTGCAACTGCAGGACAGAATATCCACAACTTATTAACACCTCAATCACAGAATACTAACTATGATTTTAATGCTCCTGATGCTTTAGCGCTTGGCGTTAAAAATCCTAATGTTGGAGATAAATTTACTCAAGGCGTTGGCCAATATGCTGCAGCTGGTGAATTAGGTGATATTGGATCTGCTGGAAGATTATTGTCTGGTATGGATGGCGCTATCCCGCAAGTACTTGGGAGAGCTGTTTCACAAGCGGCCCCACAGGCCGCCTATGGATTTACGCAAAATCCCCAGGATAGATTGCAAGGCGCAGCTATTGCTGGTGGCATTGGGGCTGCTGTTCCACTATGGATGGATGCATTAAATGCCGCAAGACCATCTAATTTTCTTAGAGGCTCATTATCAGCAGCTGAATTGCAGCAAAATCTAGATGCAACTCAAGGCACTAATACTGGTCTTGGAAGAGTTATTGCATCACCTTCCATAAATCGTCTTTATGAGAATATATTGCCGAATATTATTGGCTCTGGTGCCGAAGATGCAATGCAAACCACAAAGAATCAGATATCTCAATCTGGCAATGATTTGATGGATAGCATTAAGGGTGACTTGCAGCCTAGCGATCTTGGACAACAAATTCAAGAGGGATTGAAAAAGGCTGCAGCTCAAGCACGAGCAGATAAAAATGCTAGTTACGGCCAAGTAAATGATTTAGCTGATTCATCAGGATTAACTGTCGGAAGAAGCAATTTGCAGCAGGTAGCAAAAAACACATTAAATGATATTGAACAAAGTCCTGAGCTTAAAGGGGAAATGGATCCATCTTTATATTCTTCATTACAAAAATATGCTTCAAATCCAGAGGGAAACACTTTAAAGCTCAGTAATATTTTTAAAGGTAAATTAGGCGATAAAGCTAACGATTATTATTCAAATGGTAAAATGTACGAATATGGAATAGCTAATTCATTAAAGCAAGCATTAGGTTCTGATATTGAAAATAGTATTGCCAATTCTGGAAGCGATGAATTAAAAGGCGCATATGATAGCGCTCAAAATAACTATGCAAAGAATTTTGCACCTTTTGAAGATAAGGACATTGTTAAATTTACTCGCCAAGGTGGCGATCCAGATTTGATTTTAAATCATTTCTTGAAAACTGGTGCTAACGACAGAACGCAATTATTAGCCAAGTTAGTATCAAAGCTACCACAATCTCAAGAGGGGAATGCAAGTACGTTACCATTATTTGCCTATTTATCCAAAGCTGCAGATCATAACGGAGAAGTTGACCCCGTCCAATTGAGCGCATTGTATAGCAAATTGGGAGAAGGTCAAAAGGATGTATTAATCTCTGATCCTACTATGAGAAAGTCTTTAGATAATTATTCAAATTTAGTAAGTAAAAATAAAGAAGCATTTAATTTAATGTTCAATCCCAAGACTGGCGCTAGAAATACTGATCCTATGTTAAAGCTAGCTCAGCTATATGCCGGAAACACCTTGGGAGGATTGCCAGGATTAGCTGCAACCGCCATAGGAAGTGCAGCTGGTGGAAGACTTGCAACAAAATTAATAACCTCCCCCTCTGTGAGAGAAAATTTAGTCAAAAAAATGATCCAAAACAAGCAATGGCAAGCACCTCAAGGTGTACAGGGAGCCATTGGGACAGCATTAAATGCTATTTATAACAGAGGATCGTAATAATTAAGGAGTCAAGGAATGACTACACCGTTTATACCGCCGTATTCTAAGATTGTCGTCGGACCGTCTTTAGAAATGTATTTTGTAAGCAAAGACACTGGTCTTCCATTAGCTGCCGGCATTGTTTATTTTTATAGCGATTTGAACCGAACAACTTTGAAAGATGTTTATACTATAAGTGGTACGGCTCCAAATTATACTGCAGCTATCTTGCCTAATCCTGCGACCCTTAGTTCAGTTGGAACATTCCAAGATGAAGGCGGCAATAATATTCTTCCTTATTTCTATCCTTTTGATGCCGATGGTAATCCAGAACAATATTATGTCGAAGTTTATGACAGAAACATGGTTCTCCAATTTACTCGTGAGGGATGGCCTCCAGTTTCTGCATCTGCTAGTGGTGGCGCTGCAAACAATGTTAAAAATTTTGCCCCAAATGGTCAGTTTTTACTGCATAATTCTAATGCTCCGAATATGGGCAAAGCCGGACTAATAACTCAAGCTTCGACAGAAATTGCACCGGGTGGCTGGACATTTGAAAGAACTTCTGGCTCTACTGCCGTAGATAATGTCACATTTTTTGCATATGGTTCTGCCGTAAGCAATCCGCCAACTAATCCTCAATATGCTTTTCAATTAACAACAACAACACCTGATACTGATGATTTGACAAAAGATCTGGCATTGACATTTGGTGATGTTAATAAATTCGTTTCATCTGATCTTCCCCCAGAAGCATGGACAATTGCATTTTCTGGAAGGTCATTAACGGGCAGCAATGTAAGCGTTGAATTACATCTGATTCAGAATTATGGATCTGGTGGAGATGCTCAAAATGATGTGCTTCTAACTACATTTTCATTTACTGGAACAGCTCAAATATTCTCATATACATTAACTGATGGATTCCCAGATAACCTGGGTAAAACTATTGGCGATGGTAGCTATGTTCAGATTGCCTTAAGATTCCCGCGCGATGTCGCTTCAAGTAATCGCGTAACCGATTTTATGTTAATAGCTGGAACCGAAGCTCCAACTGTATTTCCGGCAACTCCTGATAGCGAGATGGCATATGAATCGCTTGCTAGCGATGAATCAATTCCAAATTATCAGGGGTATGATTTGTATTGCCCTGTAATTCTTGGTCCTAATGGATATGAGTATGACCATTCACAAATTGGCGGAGTTGAAAGTCTATTTGTTGAGAATGGTTCTCAACAAGGAAATCTCTTGTATTGCGACGGCTCTTCTTATTTAGGCGCAGCATATTCTAGTATTGGAATTCCATACCGTAGATTGCAGCAAGTTCTTTT